AGTCGTGGCGGCAAGGCTGGTAATGCAGCCGTTGCTCGACATGATGACAACTTCACCGTAGTAAATGCTGGTAGCGTGGCCCGAAGCAATCGGAATCTGACGCGTGGAACCGCTGTAAACGCGGCCACCGAGCAGATTTACGGGTTTGAACCCGTAGGGTGCATCAATTGTGGGGTAAGCCATATTTAACTCCTGTTAATAGGAGCCGTATTTTTATTTACGACCCCTGCCAAATGAAACCGACGTCTTGCCCTCTTTGAATATGGGCATGCGCGGATCGCTTTCCTTCATCAAGTTGTTGTCCACAGCAATCATGTTTTCGTGGGCTTGGCGCATGTAGTATTCCTTACGCTGCCTTACCACTTCTTCAGGCGCTCTGCACAGCAACAAACCGCCAATTTCCACACCGTTCGGGTAACGTGAATCACGGTCAACCATCAGACTAACTTCCGGATAATCTTCCGCTTTACACGGTTCCCAGCCTTCACGGAAACGCGTCGAAACGTTGGTGTTGTCCGCCTTGCTTAACAAGCTGGTGCGGATCCACCGATGTTCCCATCCATCGCGCCTGTTGATTTCCGGCAATATCGACGGGGGTTTCCACGAATCGATTGATGGCCGTACTTCGCGCTCGGATGTTTCAGTTACGAGACTTTGGGTGTCATACGTTGCGCGAGTTTGAGCATCGCGTGTCGGACGTTGGTTAGCCATTATTGGCCTCCTTGGTTGTTGAGGAGCGCCTGTTGGCGCGCGTATTCCTGAAGTGGAATGTTGAGACGCTTCGCCAGCGTAACCTGTGTCTGCGTTAGCACAACCTTCTGGCCCTTTGACGTTCTGGTCACTGGTGCCACGACTGTTGCGGGCTTGGCGCGGGGTTTGTTCCCCGGTTTATCGACCTGCTTATCGCCCCAATTGTAGTCGGGGTAGCGTTTCCGCATTGTGCGGTCGATTTCTTCGTAGTACTTACTGGCATCCCTTACAGGATGGACGCCGCTTTTCAGCAGCCTTTCGTGGATCCCGAATACCGTTCCCCTCATTTCTTCATCTGAAGAGAACCAAGGGTTTTTGGCGACCCACGCTTTCGCGTTTTCGTCCGGCCCTTGTTGGCTCTGGGTATCTTGCGTATTTTTTACAGCGTTTAAATCCGGTTGTAAAGAATTTTCTTCAACAGGTTTTTCGGTAATCGCCTGCTCATGCCGGATGACTGCGCGATTGAGCGCTTCCTGCGCTTCGGTAAGCGCTTCGGAGTCGCCGCTTTCGTAAGCGGCCTTGTAAGCGGATTTCGCCTGAGCCAATTCGCTTTCGGTCTTCGATTTCCACGTATCGTGCAGCAGTTTTTTGCTGGACGCGGTCTGCGTGGCCAGTTTTTTGTTGTATTCGGACACCTGTTGCGCGTAACGCACGGCTTCCTGCTGTTCGCGCTGAAATTGCTCCTTGGCGCGGCGCTCGTCATGGTAAGCGCGCTGCAATTTCGAGATACGGGCCTGAACTTTCTCCGAGTAGGACGCCAATTCGTCCTTGGTAGGCTCCGGGTCTTCGGTCATTGGCTCACGATTCCGGTCTTCCGGAGGCGTGTCGTCCACCACTTCGACTTCAACTTCGTCTTCAGGGGCGGTTTTTACTTCCAGTTCCTCTGGATCGGGTAAACCACCATCAATAACCGGATCCTCTTCGAGGTCAGTCATAAATTCTTCGTTTTTCTCACTTTTTACAGCCATTTATGTCTCCTTGGCGCGTTTAAACGCGGTTAATTCAATGCTACATTCAGAATTACACCACAATATCTTGTGTCAAGAAAAATAAAAACCACAATATATAGTGGTGTTGCCTATTTTTTAATCAAAAAACCACAATAGGTTGTGGTGGCATTATGACTATAGTATCCAATGTCGATACTATGGTGATAACGTTCGCAATTACGCCCTTGCCCTTCGGGCTGCGGCAAGACCAAGTTCGCGGAATTACCTCATTCCGCACCTTTCTCCAAAGATGTAAGCAGGAAACCATCAGCTACGACTGTAACCGCGCGGGTCTTCGGTGGTTCCAAGCACGTCATCGTCGTTGATCATGCGGAACTCCTGACCGTGGACTTTGAAGCGTGTACCTTTGTAGGCTCCGACAAGGACAAAATCACCTTCCTTGCACCATGGCCCTGAAGGAAACATGTTTTTGTTCTGGTAAGCATCAGGCCCAGTCTTCAACACAAAGCCGATAACGCTTGAAACTTCCTCGATCTGGCGCGTTTTGTCGGACTTCAGGATGCCGGAATCAAAGGTTTCGGAAACCTGTGGCAAAGCCAGCAGGATGTGGTGGCCGGAAGGCTGCGTAAGCTGGCTTGCAGACCGTTCATCCGGCGTAATGTCAGCCGTTATCTTGCTGACTTCGTTCAATACCGCGCTCATTCGTCTTCCTCCTTGTTGTAAGACTCAACCATATCAAGGAAGATGCGCTCCGCTTCGGCCAGACCCTTAATCTCTCCTGTCAATGACTGATACATTTCCCACGTTGAGCAGCCACCGGTTGCAGTGGTGTCCGCCAACTCATTCATCAATTTACGCACTTCCTTTCTGAAGTGGTCTTCCGCTGTTTTGCTGATCACGCTGTTTCCTCAACTCGATCCCCGCTTTGAATCCCGTTACATTTTTGTCGTGTTGATGATCCTTGTGCTGCCTTGAAAGATCCACGCCAGCTTCCAGACCTGCAATCTTTTCCTGAGACTGGATCTTCAGGCGTTCGCGCTGGTCTTTCGTTTCCTCTGTCTTGGTCTTCAGGGCAAGATTGGCGATGTATTCCTGCGCTTTCTGCGCAAGCTCCTTCTTCTTCAGATCGAGCTTCGCCTGCTCGATCTTGATCTCTTCGGCAGCCTGCTGCATGGCAGGATCCTGCATCTGTTGCTGCATCTGTTGTTGTGCAGCCTGCTGAGAATGCATGGCGAGAATCTGCGGAGCAGCTTCTGCGGCAAGGCGGCTGACACGCAACTCGACTTCTTCCGGCATTTCGTCGTTGATGTCTTCGGATGGAAGCTGGACTCCCATCTGCTTTTCCATTTCTGCACGGTAACGAAACGCCATATGTTCCATCAGGTGCGCCTGCATGGCCTGCTGGATCATCATTGCCTGTGGGTTCTGACCAACAAGCTGCTGAACCTGCGGATCCTGAGCAGCCGACATATGCACCTGAATGTGAGCGTCGTGATCCTGAAAGATGAAAGCCTTCACCGGCTTCATATTAAGGATGTCCATGTTCTCGCCAATCGGATCGCGCGGCTTCATGTCGTCCTTGCTGGGAACGATCTTGTCGACGTTCTTCATCCCCATCGCAGTCAGGCTGTTCCTGTGCAACTCGGTCATGTCGTATATCTGGGGAGCCGTCTGCGACAACTGCAACGCAGCCTGATACTGCGCCATGCGCTGCACGGAACTGGAAGCGTTGGGGTCTGATACCGGAATGATGTCGCAATGCTGGTAATCGGACTGCTTGACCAAGCGGCCTTCTGAGGAGTCGGGGTCGTAGGTATATTCCTCTGGCGTGTAATCCCTGACGATTTCCTTGATCAGCTTGAATTCTTTCTTCATCGCCGCATGAACTCTGGCCTGCACGGCAGACATGACCTTCATCATGCGTTCGATGATGGCCAGCGTGGTTCCCACCGGAGCCTGCTGGTTCATGTCAGCAACCTTCATGTCGGCGGTGGAGGCAAGGCTCCTGCCTTCATCAACCACTTCCTTGTAGAGCGCTAGGAGAGTTTGCGATGGCTCCTTGTAGGGAAGGTTGATAATGTTGTCTCTGATTGTTCCGGCAGGGACATCAACGTCACGGAATTCTCCGGGTGAGATTGGCGTGTCGTCGCCCTTGATTCGTAAGCCGCGCGCTTTGAGTCCGCCCGGTAGATTCGCCAGCGTTCCAGCGTCGACAAGCTGGCGAAGGATTGATGTCGCCCCTTTCGCATACCCGCCGAGTATATGAACATAGCCAAAGCCGTAAGAGCCAAAGCCGGGAATAAACACGTAGTGGACAAAATGCTGGCGCGCTTTGAAGTTTTCATCGTCGGGTTCCCAGTTGCGATAAACGGAGAAGACGGTTCCATTTGAATCAAGAGTGATGACGTAGGGACGGGTGACACCTTCCTCATATTCAGCGACACCCGGAATGCAGTAGCTGGTGTGTATTTCATACAGCATGACCCTGTCGTCTTCCAGCGAGTCCTGACCCGCCAGCTTCTGTTTCTTTTTCTCGATGTCGCTGATTTCGGGTTTTGACTTGTCGATGATCCTGTCGACGTAGAAACCGGAATCCATCAGCTTCCTGATTTCGTTCTCGGTCTTGCGCATAATCTGAGTAATGCGCGGGGCAGAGTTAAGCTCGGTACATCCATAAGGAAG